TGACGGTGTGGGCGTTCGCCGTCGATGAGGTGATTTCGATCAGCAAACCATCGTCCGCGCCTGCGGTTGGAGCTGCCAAGGTCATGGCTGCTACTCCGGCTTTCGTGAGGATATAGCGATTGGCCGAGTGAGGATCAATGGCGCCTGATGCACCGATTAAGACCAATGGCGCGGCTAGCATCTTTTGCACGGCGTCGTTGGTCATCACGCCGGGGTAAACGGTAGAGGGTGAGGGTGACATAGAAATCCTTTCAGTTATTTTCCGAGAACGCGATTGGCTTTCGCTCGAATCTTAGCAGCAGAGCTGCTTGAGAGATTGCCCGCTTTTACTTGCTGGGTTGCGCGGGCTTTGGCATTCGCTGCGTGGGAGCGATCAGGCATCGGATACTTTCGTTGGCCTGGCAGCCCGAAGACACGATCCGCCAGTGCATTTCGTGTTTTAGCTTTCAACACGCTCACCGCATCCCCATCCTCGCCCGGAGCGCGTTCATCATTTGCGGATTCTGGGCCATCTGCGGACGCATTCCAGATTGCATCGCAGTCGCCGCGTGTCCAGCCACCGGCAATCCCATGGGAGGGCGCGCTGGCATGGGCTGCGGCATTGGTCGCCCAGCCACGCCCATTCCTGGCGCGCCAAGTCCTGGCCGAGCCATACGGGAAGCGAAAATATTTGAAGGCATCATGTCCGATCTCTAAA